GGTTCATTCAGGCGCGACATCGCGCTAGCTGGTGGGTTTGGAAATAGTCCGGTTTTTAGTCCGGTATCGGTGAGGTAGTCCGGAAATGGCTGTGCAGCTCATCACGAAAGCGGCTTACGCGCGGCATCGCGGGTGCGATGAGAAGGCTGTGCGTAAGGCGATCGCTGAGGGGCGAATCAGCGCGATCGGCGGGAAGATTGACCCGACGGTGGCGGACATTCAGTGGGAGCGCAACACGCGGGCGCGAGTGAAGACGACGCAGCCTGGCCAGGCGGACCTGGTGGGTGCTGGTGCTGAGGTTTCGGCGGTGCCGGCAGCAGCTGGGCCGACGGGGGATGCGCCGGAGCGCCAAGCGGCGGACCCGGGCTACATGCAGTTCAGGGCACGGCGGGAAGAGGCGGACGCGCAGATTGCCGAGATGAACGCGGCCAAGATGCGCGGCGCCATGCTGATGCGTGACGACGTGGACCGGGCCATGTTCGAGATTGGCCGCGAGCTGCGGGACCGGTTGACGGCCTGCGCCAGGCGTGTGGCCGCCGAGGTGGCCAGCATCCAGACGGCCGAGGGCTGCGAGGCGGTGATCGACCGCGAGCACCGCATCGTGCTGGAGCTGCTGGTGACTCACTTCCGGGAAAAGATCGGCGCGCCGGTGAAGGGTATGGCATGACAGTCGCCGTCCTATTCGCTCGTGCCGACAGCATCTACAAAACCCTGCCCGCGTGCGATGTCTATGACATCGCACGCGATGCCCGGTGGTGGCCCGGTGGTGGCCCGGTGGTGGCCCGGTGGTGGCCCATCCTCCATGCAGGGCTTGGGGGCGTCTTCGCTCATTTGCTAACCCACGGCCTGACGAGAAAGACCTGGCGCGTTGGGCTGTGCAGATGGTTCAGCGGTGGGGTGGTGTGCTTGAGCACCCTGCCGGAAGTACCCTATGGCCAGACCAAAGCCTTCCAATTCCAGGTGAACGCGACAAATGGCGCGGATGGACGCTCGCTGCGCCGCAAAAGTGGTGGGGACACAAAGCCGAGAAGGCTAGTTGGTTCTACATCGTCGGATGTGAGCCGACCGAGATTCCACCGATCCCCTTGGTACTGGGCGAAGCCGCCTATGTTGTCCAGACCCGAAAGCGTCACGACCATCGGCCACACATCAGCAAGGCAGAGCGGGAGCGAACGCCGCCCGAATTGGCTTGCTGGCTGGTCGAGACAGCACGGCGGTGCAGAGTGATGGTGACCGCATGAGTAACCTCCACGACGGCTACCAGGCAGTGCTCGATGCGATTGCGCGTGGGCTGGAGCCGGACCCCAACTTGACGGTGGACGCATGGGCCGATCGGTTCATGGTCATCCCGAAGAGCACGGGTAGCAACGAGGCGGGGCCGTACCGGACGGCGCGCACGCCGCATGCGCGGGAGGTGATGCGGGCGCTGAGTGATGACCACCCATGCAAGCGGGTGGTGGTGATGGGCGCGTCGCAGATGCTGAAGACGCAGGTGGGGCTGAACTGGTGCATGGCCAGCATCCACCAGTCGCCCAGCAACTTCCTGTGGCTGGTGCCCACGGGCAAGCTGCAGAAGCGGGCAGCGTCGCGCATCGACAAGACCATTGCCGCCATTTCCCAGGTGCGTGACCGGGTGGCCAAGCCGCATAGCCGGGACAGCAACAACAACAACGACATCAAGGAGTACGTGGGCGGCGCGCTCCACCTGGCCACGGCCGGCGCGGCGGCAAACCTCTCCGAGCTGTCGGTGCGGCGCGTGCTGTTCGATGAGATCGACCGGGCCAAGGAAAACGTGGGCGGGGAGGGCGACCCGCAGGAGCTGGCCGAAGCACGGCAGACCACTTTCGAGCGCAACCGCAAGGCCTATTACCCCAGCTCGCCGACGATCGAAGGCGAGTCCATCATCGACACGTTGTACCGTCGCGGCACCCAGCGCGAAGCCCTTGCCGAGTGCGTGCATTGTGGGCACGCGCAGACGCTGGAGTTTTTCAATGATGACGGCACGCCGCGGCTGATCGTGAGCGATGACGGACAGCGGGCAATGTACCCCTGCGCGGCCTGCGGCGGGTTACACGAAGAGGGCGACAAGACGCGCATGTTTGCCAACGGGCTGTGGACGGATGGCGGACCGGGCGACGGAGAGACCGAGAGCTTCACCATCTCGGCCATGTTTCTGCCCTACGGGTGGATACCGTGGATATCGCTGGTGCGGCAGTACACCATGGCCAAGGCGAAGCTGGAGGAGGGCAGCGACGAATCCATGATCGTGTTTTACAACACGCGCCTGGCCAAGTGCTGGACCCGCAGCAAGGAGACCACCCGCTACGACGCACTGATGAACCGCGCCGAAGACTACCGCCTGGGCACCGTGCCCGCCGGGGGCCTAGTGCTGACGGCGGCAGTCGATACGCAGGGGCATCGTCTGGAGCTCAAAGTGGTGGCCTGGGGCGAGGGTATGGAATGTTGGGTGGTTGACTACCAGGTCATTCATGGCTCGCCCGGGGAGACTGAAACATGGGACAAGACGCTGGAACTGCTCAAAGGCCGGTACCGGCACGCCAGCGGCGCGATGCTAACAATCAGTGCGGCGCTGGTCGACTCTGGTGGTGGTTTTACCCAAGACGTCTATAACTTCACCGCGCGACATGGCCGCCGCAACATCTACGCCGTGAAAGGGCATAGCCGGCCCAATCGTCCCATCTTGAGCGCTAAACCCACGGCGGTCGACATCAACTGGCGCGGCAAAGTTGAGAAAAAGGGTGCGCAGCTGTGGTATGTGGGCCCCGACACCGCGAAGGACTATTTGCAGGCCCGCTGGAATCGTGTGCAGGGACCTGGCGCTGTGCATTTCAGCAAGGACCTGGACGAGCGTTACTTCAAAGGCCTGACGGCCGAATTCCGCACGACCGGCTACAAACGCGGGCGCAAGGTGACTTGGTGGGAGCAAAAAAAGGGCGAGGCCAACGAGCCCTTGGACCTGATGAATTACAACCTGGGCGCTGCCTACCTGCTGGGTCTGCATAAGAAGACGGAGCACGGATGGAAGACGCTGCGCGAGCGCCTGGTGCCGGTGGATCTGGACTTGTTTGCCGAGGCCGATACCGCGCCATCAGTTCCCGGTCAAGCTCCAGCGCCCGCCGTGCAAACGCCTGCACGGTCTCCCGTTGCTTCGGATGTCACCGGCCGCCGATCGCTGGCGCAGCTGCGCGGAACTCGCAAATGAACCGCGATACCCCCGAAGAACCCGACGACCTGGTGCTGGTCTTCCTGCAGCGCGTCAGCGCCATGGCGCCCGGGTTCAGCCAGGCGCTGGCCGAGCAGCTGGAGCAGGAGATGCGCCAGCAGTTCGGTGGGCGGCGGGTGTTCATTCCCAAGCGCAAGAAACATCTGGGGCCTGCTCAGCGCGCCCAGCTCAAGCAGGACGTGCTGAGCAGCATGAGCGACGAAGAGATTCAGACCAAGCACCGCGTAAGCCGCGCCACGCTCTACCGGGAACTGAAGCGCGGCAGGTCTGGCGATGGCCGCTGATCGTCTCAATTTGCCCTAGTTGAGACAAAGCGAATTTTCTAGACTGCAATTCAATATCGGAGCCAACACCACCATGGCCGGACTCACCCTTGCCAACGCAGAAGCCCAGCTGGCCCACTGGCTTGCCGCTGACGCGGCCGTCGCCACCGGGCAGAGCTACGAAATCGCCGGCCAGCGCCTCACGCGCGCCAATGCCACTGAGATCACCCAGAAAATCGACTACTGGAACAACAAGGTGGTGACCCTCACCAACCAGAGCCAGGGCCGCAGCCGTTCGCGCACCATCACCATGGGCTGACATGAAAGAAAAACCCAGCCGCCACCCCCTGATGCAGCAGAACCTGCTGGACAAGGCGATTGCCTACGTAGCGCCCAAGATGGCGCAGCAGCGCATGATGGCGCGGGCCCAGCTGGCCCTGGCCGGCGGCTACACCGGCGCCCGGCGTGACCGTTCGCAACTCTCTGGCTGGAATCCCGGCACCGGGTCACCCACCACCGACATCATTTCCGACCTGCCTGAGCTGCGCGCCCGCAGCCGCGACCAGATGCGCAATGCGCCGGTGGCGGTAGGCGCCATCAACACATCGGTCAGCCATATCGTCGGCACCGGCCTGTCTTGCACACCGGCCATTGACTACAAGCGCTTGGGAATGACCGAAGAGGCAGCAGAGGCATGGTGCGAGGACGTGCGCTTCCGTTTCGAGACCTGGGCGCTGTCGACCGACTGCGACCTGGCCCGCAACCTCAACTTCTACGGCATCCAGAGCCTGGCGCAGCGCACCTGGTTCGAGAGCGGCGACGCCTTTGTGTTGACGCCGCGTGTGGCGCGAGCCGGCCGGTCGGCCCAGTTGGCCCTGCAGTTGCTGGAAGCAGACCGTGTTTGCAACCCCGACAGAACACCCGACACCGATACCCTGATCGACGGCATTGAGCTGGCCGAGGAGACAGGCGAGACCGTGGCCGTGCACGTGGCGCGTAAGCATCCCGGCGACTACCGTTCCACCGGCAACACCTGGACGCGCGTGTCCGTACGCGGCACCCAGACGGGCCGGCGCAATGTGCTGCACCTGTTCGAGCCATTGCGGCCAGGACAGGTGCGGGGTGTGCCGTGGATTGCGCCCATTCTGGAGCCACTCAAGCAGCTCAACCGCTGGACCGACAACGAGCTCAACGCCGCAGTCACCAGCAGCATCTTCAGCGTCTTCCTGAAAATGGACGCGGATGCGTTCGACAACCTTTTCAACGACAAGGATGCGGACACACTACTCAACACCGCTAGCGAGAACCGCAACAAACTTCAGCAAAGTGGCCAAGCTGTCAACCTGCTGCCGGGCGAGAGCATCGAGACTGCCAGCATGAACCGGCCCAATCCCGAGTTCGACCCGTTCTGGGTCGCTATCGTGCGACAGATGGGCATGGCGCTGGAGGTGCCCTACGAGGTGCTGGTGATGCACTTCCAGAGCAGCTACACTGCGGCGCGCGGCGCGTTGCTGATGGCATGGAAGTTCTTCAAGCGCAAGCGCGACATGCTGGCTACACAACTGTGTCAGCCGGTCTATGAGCTGTGGCTGGCCGATGACATAGCAGAAGGCCGCACCAGTGCGCCGGGCTTCTTTGCCAACCCAGTGGTGCGCGCCGCCTGGAGCAAATCTATCTGGACAGGCGACGGCCCTGGCAGCGTCGACCCGCAGAAAGAAGTGGCCGCTGCCCGCGAGCGCGTGGACATGGAGATCAGCACGCTCGACGCCGAAAGCATGCTGCACGACGGCGTGGACTGGAAAACCAAACATGCCCAGCGTACCCGCGAGATGGCTGCGCAGAAGCGCGATGGCACCTACATCCCGAAAGCGGGCGCTGCAGCCGATGCGAACCCGCAAGACCAAGCGGACCCACCCGAACCGCCACCGGCGCAGCGCAAGCCGCGTGCCTTCACCTAGCAAACAACCCGCCGCACCCCGGCGGGTTTTGTTTTGTGGGGGTCGTCTCAATTTGCCCTAGTTGAGACAGCCATAGATCAATAAATTCAGTATCACCCGAACACCACGAGTGACGCATGAAAATCCTGGACATCCTCAATTCGCCCTGGGCCATTCAGCCCGACAAGCTCATTGAGATCCGGGGCATCTACGCCACCCACCTGCGTGGCGAAAAAATCGACATTGCCGCCGTTGAAAAACGTCTGGGCCAGCCGCTGGACAACCAGCCGCAAGGCTACGACATCATCGACGGCGTGGCCGTGCTGCCCATCGAAGGCGTCATCGCCAAACGCGCCAACCTTTTTACCCAGATCAGCGGCGGCGCCAGCACACAGCTGGTCATGCGCGACCTGCAAAGCGCCCTGGCAGACCCTGCGGTGCACAGCATCATCCTCAGCATCGACAGCCCTGGCGGCACCGTAGATGGCACCCAAGCCCTGGCAGACGCCGTGCTGGCCGGCCGCGACATCAAGCCCATCGTCACCCTGGCAGACGGTGCCATGGCCAGCGCTGCGTACTGGATCGGCTCCGCCGCCAGCGCCGCCTACATTGCCGACAGCACCACTCTGGTGGGCTCCATCGGCGTGGTGGCCACGCACACCGACATCAGCCAGGCCGAAGCACAGCGCGGCATCAAGACCACCGAGGTCTATGCCGGCCAATACAAGCGCATTGCCAGCCAGTACGGCCCTCTCACCGACGCCGGGCGCCAGACCATTCAGGAGCAGGTGGACTACACCTACAGCCTGTTCGTCGGCGCCGTAGCCAAACAGCGCGGCGTGAGCGAAGAAACAGTCTTGAAAGACATGGCCGACGGCCGCGTCTTCATCGGGCAGCAGGCCATCGATGCCGGCTTGGTGGACGGTGTTTCCACCCTGCAGGACTTGGTGCAGCAGCTCAACCAGCAGCACAGCGGCAGCAGTGCCAGCCGCACCGTTGCCGCCAAACCCCGCGCCGGTGCTGCGCAGGCAAGCAACCCCCCTCAATCCCAAGGAGAAACCATGTCCATCACACGCGAACAACTCGCGGCCGATGCCCCTGACGTTCTGGCCGCCATCCTGGCGGAAGGCCGCACCGCTGGTGCCGCTGCCGAACGCGAGCGCATCCAGGCCGTTGAAGGCCAGCTCATCCCCGGCCATGAAGCCCTCATCAACACCCTGAAGTTCGACGGCAAGTCCACCGGCGGCGACGCTGCCATGGCCGTGAATGCTGCCGAACGCAAGGTGCGCGAGACACAGGCCCAAGCCATGGCCGGCGATGCGCCGCCCCCGGTTCGGCAGACGCCGCCCGCCACCGTCACCAAGCCCGCTGCCGATGGCGACGACGCAAACCTGCCCATCGAAGAGCGCGCCAAGGCTGTCTGGGACAAGGACGCCAAGCTGCGCGCCGAGTTCAACAACACCTTCTCCACCTACCTGGCCTACGCCAAGGCGCACGACGCCGGCACGGTCAAGGTCTTGTCCAAGTAACCCCAGGAGCACACATCATGAAGAAATCTCTCTTCGCCCTGATTGCGCTGGCGGCTTTCGCCGTTGTGCAGTTCTTCATCCCTTCCGTGGCCATGGCCATGCAGGATGTCGTCGCCTTCATCGGCCCTGACAACCTGGCCGCCATGGCCATGATGGGCACCACCCTGGCCGCCAACAAGGGCCGCGCCTACGAACTGGGCAACCGAAACCATCTGCCCGTCATCGCCAGCGACATCATCTACGAAGGCGCCGCGGTGGGTCTTGTGGATGCCAGCGGCCACGCGCGACCACTGACCAGCGCCGACCGCTTCGTGGGTTTCGCTGTTGCCAAGGCCGACAATTCCCTGGGCGCTGCGGCAGCCATCTACGTGGAGGTGCAGAAAGACGGTGAGATCGAGCTCAGCGTCTCCGGTGCCGTCATCACCGACGTGGGCCAACCCGTGTACGCCACAGACGATGACACCTTCGCCTTCCTGCCCACCGGCGCGGTCTTCATCGGCTTCGTCAAGCGATTCATCTCCAGTGGCGTCGTGGTAGTCGACTTCAACGCCGGCGTCTACCAGGACCCGTATGGTGACACCGTGTGTGAAACCGTGGCCGACAACCTGACCACCGACATTGAAGACACGGGCAAGACCCTGTTCGTCACCGTCGATGCCAAGACCATCACCCTGCTGACCTATGCCGCAGCCACAGCCCACCGCATCAAAGTGGTGAACATGGGCGCCTTCGGCACCGTGGCTGTCAGCATCGACCCGGCTGCCGGCGACAAGATTGCCGGCCCCAACGACACCGGAGCCGACGGCGGCCTGCTGGTCAACACCAAGGCCACCGCTCGCCGGGGCGACTACGTCGTGCTCACCTCCGGTGGCGACGACGGCTACATCGTCGAAGAAATCCGCGGCATCTGGACCATCGCCTAAGCGGCGCCCCTCCAACCCATCACACAGGAATCACTATCATGGATCAGTCCGTACTCTCTTCGCGTGCCGTCATCGGCATGTACTACGAGGCTCTGGCCGCCGCTGCTGGCGCCGGCTGGATCGGCAACATCTCCAACTACTTTGGCTCCGACCAGGCGTCCGAGACCTACCCCTGGCTGGGCATGCCGCCCCAGCTGCGTGAGTGGATCGGTGGCCGCAGTGCCAAGGGCTTGAGCACCAACCTCGTAACCATCGCCAACAAGCATTACGAGGCCACGCTGGAGATCGCCCTGAAGGATCTGCGCCGCGACAAGACGGGCCAGATTCAGGCCCGCCTGGCCGAGTTTGCCCAGCGCGGCCAGAGCCACTTCGCCAGCCTGCTGTCCACGCTCATCGTCAACGGCCCCTCCACAGTCTGCTACGACGGCCAGTATTTCTTCGATACCGACCACAGCGAAGGCTCCAGCGGCACGCTGGACAACGACATCCAGACCGACATCTCCGCCCTGCCGGTGCAGACCCACGGTGTAGTGACGGCGCCGTCCAAGGAAGAGATGCTGCAGGCCATCGTCGCCTCCATCAGCCAGTTCTTCACCTTCAAGGACGACCAGGGCGAACCCATCAACGAAGACGCCAAGAGCTTCCTGGTGATGGTTCCCGTGGGCCTGGCTGGTGCCGCCACCTCGGCCCTGTCGCGCACCAACGACATCGGACCCGGCATGTTCAGCTTCGACGGCTTCCAGGTCAGCCTGGCTGTCAACCCGCGCCTCACGGCAGGCGGCTGGACTGACGAGTTCGTCACTTTCCGCACCGACGGCAGCATCAAGCCGCTGATCCGCCAGGAAGAAAAGGCGCCCACCGTCAAGATGAAGGACGAAAACAGCGAATACGCCTTCGATAACGACGCCATCCAGGTCGGCATCGACACCTGGCGCAATGTGGGCTACGGCCGCTGGCAAGGCGCTGTGCTCAACACCCTGATCTAAGGGCAGGGCACACCATGAAGTACGTCACCACCGCCGTCATCGGCTTCCCGGCTGGCGTGCGCCTGGGCCTTTCCGAGGCCCAGGCCGCCGCCCGCAAACATGCCATCAAGCCTATTGGCGGCAAGGGCTGGTTTGAAACCACGCAAGCCATTGAGTTCAAGGTGGGTGAAACCATCGTGCTCTCCGGCGAGCCGGCCAAGGACCAGCTGCAGCACCTGCAGGCCGTGAGCTCATCCCGGACGCAACAGGCCAACAAGGACTGCGCTTGCCATGATGACCCTGGACCCCACAGCCTTCCTCAACACCACTGAGCTCGCCATCGATGCGAAGCTCAACGGGGTTGACGTTGTGGGCATTTTCTCCGATCTGCCGTCCACCTCTTTCGAGCTGGTGGACGGCAGCTCCCCCACATTCACGCTTCCCGCCACCGATGTGGACAGCGAACCCCGCGGCCAAGCCCTGGTCATTGCTGCCGGCGTTCACCCCGCGCTGCCGGCGGGTGGCACCTACACCGTGCGCAACTTCCGCAACGACAGCGCCGGCTTTTCCACGCTGACCCTGGAGGCCGCATAACCATGGCCCACGTCCGCAAACAGATCCGCGAAGCCGCAGCCACCCTGGTTACCGGGCTGGCCGCTACCGGCGCGCACGTCTTCCAGAGCCGGGGCTACCCGCTCAAGGCGACCGATCTGCCTTGCCTGCTCGTCAACACCGACGACGAAGACATCACCACCGACAGCATTGGCACCCTGCAGCTGGAGCGCACCTTGCGCCTGGGCATCCGTGGCGTGGCCAAGGAAGCCGCAGACCTGGACGACACCCTCGACGCCATGTTGGAGCAGGTCGAAACCGTGCTCAACGGCGCCACGTTCTCGGGCAAAGCCAAGACCTGTGTGCTGACGTCTGTACGCATCCAGATGGACGCCATACAAGACAAACCCGTCGGCGTGGTCGACATGGGTTTCACCGTCATCTATTTCACCGCCGGGTCTGCCCCGGGAACCGCAATTTAAAGGAGCACTCATCATGGCAAAACTCTGGACCGGCGTTGCAATTGCAGTGCAATCCGCCCTGGCAACAGCATCCACCATCACCGCCATCACCAAGGCCAACCCGGCTGTCGTCAGTGACGATGCGCATGGCTACAGCAACGGTGACTACCTGGTGCTCTCCGTCCAGGGCATGCACGAGGTCAACAACCGCGTGGTACGCGTGGCCAACAAGACCACCGACACGTATGAGCTGGAGGGCGTCGACTCCACCGACTACAACACCTTCAGCAGCGGCTCCGGCCAGAAGATCACCTTCGGCACCACCCTCACCGGCGTGACGGACAACAACGTCAGCGGCGGCGAGTTTGACGACATCGACATCTCCACCATCCACGGCCTGGTCAAGGTCACCATGCCCGGCAGCGCCTCGCCCATCAAGGTGAGCATGACAGCCCACTGGGACCCGGCAGACGCCAGCCTGGTGGCCCTCAAGGCCGCGTCTGACGCCAAGTCCCCACGCGCCGTGCGCTTCACCTTCAGCGACGGCACCAAGTGGCTGTTCAGCGGCTACGTGGGCTGCACCCTGGCCCCTGGTGGCAGCGGCCAGCAGAAGGTCACCACGCCGCTGTCCTTCAGCGTCAACGGCCGCAGCACCGCCTACGCCACCTGAATCGAGTCCTGAACCATGGCACTCAAGAAGTCAGACATCAAGCCGCCTGTGCTCCCCAAGGAGACGGTAGACGTGCCGGAGCTGGGCGGCGAGGTTGTGGTGCGCGGCCTGCTGCTGCGCGACCGCATTGCCTACGCGCTCGACAAAACCGGCGACATGGGCCGCTTCAGCCGCTTTTTGGCGGCCAGCATCTACACCGGCGACGGGTTCCCCGTCTACACGGCTGAGGAGTGGGAAGAGTTCGGCTCCCGCAATCTGGATGCCTGCCTGCGCCTCTTCCAGGTCGCGCGCCGCCTCAGCGGCATGGACACGGAGGAAGCGCAAAAAAACTAGCGCAGCTGCCGGAGCTTCGATTCCGGCTGCTGCTTGCAAGGACCCTCGGGCGCACCCTGCAAGAGCTGCAGGACAGCATGAGCGCAGAGGAATATGGGTTGTGGATGGCGGCCTATGCCGCCGAACCGTGGGGCGAGGACAGAATGGAAATCGGCTTCGGCGTGGTCGCCAGCACCAACGTCAACCTCCATCTCAAGCAGGGCGCAAAGGCCTACACAGCCCTTGACTTTGCCCCCTTCCTGCGTGCGCGCCAAGAGGCAGCGCAGGAAGACTCTGCCGACGATGTTTCCCCCGCCGAATTCATCAAGAGGCTGAACGGTGGCTGAGCAGACCGCAAAAATCATCATCTCGGCCGAAGACCGTGCTTCGGCCGCCATTACCAGCGTGCAAAGCGCGCTGCGCAATTTGGGAACGCAAACTAGCGTGCTCGTTCCCTCGCTCGGCGCGCTGGGCGCATCGCTGTCTATCGGCAGCATGTTGGCCTTCGTCAAAAATACGAACGACGGTGTTGACGCCCTCAACGACCTAAAGGACGCCACCGGCGCCAGTATCGAAAACATCAGCGCCCTGGAAGACGTTGCCGCCCGCACCGGCACCAGCTTCGACACCGTGGGCACGGCGCTCATCAAATTCAACGGCGCCCTCAACGACGCCAAGCCAGACAGCGACGTTGCCCGCGCGCTCAAAGCCATTGGCCTGGAAGCCCAAACGCTCAAGCAACTGGACCCAGCCGAAGCCCTGCGCCGCACGGCGGTGGCCCTTGGCGACTTTGCCGACGACGGCAACAAAGCCCGCCTGGTGCAAGAACTCTTCGGCAAATCGCTGCGCGAAGTAGCTCCCCTGCTCAACGACCTGAAGGAAAAAGGCTCCCTCGTCGCCAAGGTCACCACCGAGCAAGCCGAAGAGGCCGAGAAGTTCAACAAACAGCTGTTTGAGCTTGAGAAAAACGCCAAGGACGCTGGCCGTGCGCTGGTGTCAGACCTCGTTACCGGCCTCAACGCTGCCGGCAAGGCCTACCGCGAAAGCGGCCTCATTGCCGGCATCCAGACCTTCTTGACGGGTGATGATCAGTACAAAAACAACAAAGCCCTGGTTGAAGACACCGAAAAGCTGCTGCGCCTTGAAAATGAGCTGGTTCGATTCAAGGAGCAAGGCTATAAGGACGGTTCCCGCGTTGTAGAGAATATTAAAGCCCAGATCGAGCAGACCAAGGAAGCCCTCAAGATCACCATGGGCTACCGGCAGGTGCTTGGGCAGACAGCAGCGGCACCAACTGGCGCACCCACCAAAAGCGTCGGCGCCATTGCGGGCAAAAAAGAAAAATCTCCAGCCGAGGAAATTTCAGACGCCCGGCGCGAGACGGCCGCCTACGTCAAGCAGCTCAACGAGCAGCTCAACACTGTTGGCAAGATCAGCGAGTCCCAGCAGGCGCTCAACTTCCTGGCCTCCCAAGGCGCACAGGGGCAGGTGCCCCAGGTGCGCGAACTGGTGCTCGGCCTGGCTGAGCGGGTAGACCAGGAAAAGAAGATTGCAGAGGTACTTCGTGAGCAGAGCCGTTTGCAAAAAGAAATCGACGACGCCTACCGTAATCGCCTGCAAGGCATGCTTGATTCCGGCCCGAAGGCACAGCTGGAAAAAACCCGGGAAGACGTCCAACTTCTCACCGCCGAGTTTGAAGAAGGCCGCATCAGCGAAGAGCAATACCTCGACGCCGTCACCGGTCGCCTCAACCTGGCGGCTGACGGCGTGAAAAATGCCAGCGACAACGCCCGGGAATTCGGCTTCGTCTTCAACAGTGCGCTGGAAGACGCTGTCATCAACGGCAAAGAAGCCATTGAAGTCATCCAGGCACTGGGGCAAGACATCGCCCGTATCGCACTGCGCAAGACGGTCACCGAACCGCTTGGCAACGCGGTCGGCAACTTCTTCAGCGGCATTGACTTCGGCAGTCTCTTTTCCTTCGATGGTGGCGGCTCCACTGGCTCAGGTAGCCGCAGCGGCGGGCTGGACGGCAAGGGTGGCTTCCTGGCCATGATGCACCCGCAAGAAACCGTCATTGACCACACCCGCGTGGGGTCTGCCGGTGGCCAGCCCATCGTCCAGAACTTCAACTTCAACGGCCCGGCAGACAAGGCGCAGGTCATCACCGCCGCCCAACTGGGCGCCGCCATGGCGCGCGAGCAGGCGCGCGACGACCGGGCAAGGGGCAGGTCATGAGCACCTATACCTACCCCAACACGGCAGAGTTTGCCCCGCAGGGCTTTACCTGGGGGGTGCGCAGCAACGATCGCGAGTTTGCAAGCCAGCTATCAGGCTCGGTGCAGACGGTTGGCATCCCGGGCACGCGCTGGGCCGTCATGCTCAACTTCAACAACCAAGCATCAGACGTTCGCCCTGCGGTAGAGGCGTTTTTTGCCAAGTGCCGGCGCGAGCACCGCATTGCCCTGTGGAACATGGCCCGCCCGCAGCCGCGAGGCAGTATCAGCACCACCGGCGTCACCCTGGGCGCAAATGTGGCCCAGTTTGCCACCCAGCTCACCCTGGCCGGCTGCGGTGCCAACGCCACCATCAAGGCAGGCGACATGCTGGGCATTCCAAGCCAGCTGCTCATGGCCGCAGCTGATTCCAAGGCAGATGGATCAGGGAACATGACCGTGCTGCTCACGCATGAGGTGCGTGCCGCGCACCTCACTGGCGCGGCCGTCACCATGGTTAGGCCAACGGCAGAATTCAAGCTCGCCAGCAAGGAAATCGACTTCCCATTCGCCGGCACGCACCACCCCGCGATGGCAGTGGAGTTGGTGGAGGTCTTTGCATGAGCCGCCTCAATTTGCCAGGCGACTTCAACACCATCGTCGGCGGGGAGCACTTCGACTGGTTTGCCCTCATTGAGATGCAGCTGGCCAGCGCAACTCTGCGCCTGTGTACGCTGGACTTTGATGTGGAGTGGGGCGGCCACAGCTGGTTGGGCCTGCGCGGTGCAGGCAGCATCGAGCCGATCGAGGAAACACCGGGCGACGTAACCGGAATGCTGTTCACTCTGCGCGGCGTGCAGGAAAGCGAAATCGCCGCCGTGCTGTCTGCGCCGGTGCAAGGCCGCACCGCCATCATCCGCTTTGCCGTGCTCGACAAGAGCACCGAGCCGCCCACCTTGGTGGTGGACCCCAACGTCTGGCAGGGCCTGCTGGACGTGCAGCGCTTCAAGGAGGCAGGCGGCGTTGTCAGCGTGAGCGCCGAGAACCGCCTGGTGGAATGGGACCGCCCGCGCCTGCTTCGCTTCACGCACGAAGACCACCAGCGCCTGCACCCGGGGGACAACTTCTTCAAGTTCGTGCCGCAGATGGTGGAGCGCAGCATCATCATCTTCAGCAAGGAAGCGCTGGCGCGCCGGGTATGAGCACCATGCAAACCACTCCCGTGCTCACCCGACGCGCAGACTGGCCCGAGCGCCTGGCCGCGGTGCTGGAGGCTGCCCGCAACGAACCATACCGCCTGGGCGAGCACGACTGCGTGCGCCTCACCTGCCGCTGCATCGAGGTGATGACCGGCGTTGACCGCTGGCCCAGATTTGCTGGCTACAAAACCAAGGCGCAGGCCCTGCGCCTCATTGCCAAGATGGCCCCCAGTCTGGGCGAGGCAGTATCTTATGTGCTTGGCCGACAGCCGCAGCCGGTAGCCATGGCGCAACGCGGCGATGTGCTGCTGTACCAGGACGAAGAAGGCCACCACCTGGGCATTTGCGCCGGGTCCACCATGGTGCTCATGGCACCACAGGGTCTGGTGTTTCTGCCGCTGGCACAGGCGCTGACCAGCTGGAGGGTTGGCTGATGCCGGGCGCAGTAGCCATTGTGGTGGCCGGTTTCAAGGCTTTGGCAGTCACCGTTGCCGTTCGCGTGGCGGTGACCGCCGCGGTGCAGTTCGTCGTTGGCTCCAGTGTGGCCCGCAACCAGGCCAACAAGTTTGAAGACGCTGCCCGCGCCAATCTGCGCGCCCAGCAACTGGCCAACCTGCGCGACGTGCAAGAGGTCATCCGCAGCGCGGTGGCGCCAATCAACATCATCTACGGCACCGCCAAGGTGGGCGGCGTGCTCACCTGCTGGTTCACCACGGGTGACGTTGGTCAATACCATCACTGGACGCAGGTCTTCGCCTACCACCGGGTGGACGGCATTGCCGCCTGGTATGTCGGCGACGAGCAAGTCACTGTGGACGGTAATGGCTGGGTCACCACCGCCAAATACTGCCGCGGCGGAACCACGCCACTCATCCGCCTGCGGCTTTACGACGGCACCCAGACCACGCTTGACGCCGATCTGCTGGCCGCCAGCAACGGCGGCTTCAAGGCTACTGACGCCGGTACCGGCTGCGCCTATATCTACGCCTACTTCGAGGCAGACTACGACGTCTTCGGTCAGATGGGGGCGCCGAAGATCAGCGCTGTTGTGCGCGGTAAGCCGTTGTACGACCCGCGCAACGGTGCCACGGCCTTCACAGACAACGTGGTCCTGGCTGCGCGCGACTACCTTCTGGCCGACTACGGCCTGCGATGCAGCAGCATCGAGGTGAACGACACCGACATCATTGCTGCCGCCAACATTTGCGACGAAGCGGTGCCTCTGGTCAGCGGCAGCCAGGCGCGCTACACCTGCAACGGCGTGCTGCGCGCAGACGCCAACCTGAAGTCGAACCTGGAGAACCTGATAGACGCCATGGCCGGAACCGCCGTCTGGAGCCAGGGCTTGTGGCGCGTGCGCGCCGGCGCGTATGAAACGCCAACCGGTGTATCCATCGGCGTGGACGACGTGATCGAGGTGGAAGACCTCATTGCCTACACACCGCGCCGCGAGCTGTTCAACACCGTCACAGGCACTTTTGTTGATCCTGAAAACCTGTATGCGGAAAAGCAGTTCCCGGTGGTAACAAATGCCACCTACGTGGCGCAAGACGGTGGCCAGACCATCGAGCGGCAGCTCACCATGCCGCTGTGCAACGGCGCCATTCGCGCCCAGCGCATGGCCAAGATAGAGATCGAGCGCGCCCGCCAGGCCGTAACCGTGACCATGCTGTGCAAGTGGAAGGTGTACGACCTTACGCCCGGTGACCATGTGGCCGTCACCATCCCCCGCTATGGCTGGGCGGGAAAGGTGTTTTTTGTGGGCAGCCGCAGCATCAGCCCGGACGGCATCCGCTACGTGCTGCGCGAGACGGCGGCCGGCGTATGGGCATGGAACAACGGCGAGGCCACCGTGGAAGACCTGGCGCCCAACACCAGCCTGCCAGACCCCTACACCGTGGCCGCGCCCGGCACGCCCGCCATGAGCGAAGAAAAGTACCAGACCAGCGGCAGCGCCGGCGTGAAGGTGCGAGCGAATGTCACCTTCGTCAGCACGGCCAACTACCCGTGGCGCCAGCGCCTGGCGTGGCGCCCGCAGGGCGGCACTTGGCGCACGCTGCCAGACCAGGTGGAGCCCAGCTTCAGCATTGAAGACATTGCCCCGGGCACCTACGAATTCCGCGCTGCCACCATCAACAGCATGGGCAGGGTGAGCGAGTGGAGCGCAACCGTCACCAAGATAGTCCTGGGTCTATCGGATTTGCCTGCTACCGTGTCCGGCTTCACCGTCATTAAGAGCGGCGGCTTTGCGCTGGCTGAGTGGTTGCTGCACCCTGATCTTGATGTACGCCTTGGTGGTCGAATCGTGGTTCGACACAGCCCGCTTACCGTGGGCGCGCTGTGGGAGAACGGAATCATTGTTCAGGAATTCAATGGCGACGCCGTCACCGGCACCTTGCCACTGATGACCGGAACATACATGGTGAAGGCCCGCGATTCAACTAAAAACTGGTCTACCAATGCCGCAAGTTTTGTTGCTACCGAAGGAATGGTGACCGGGTTCACCACCGTGGCAAGCAGCATCCAGCATACCAGCTTCCCAGGCGCCAAGACCAACACCGCTGTGCTGGATGGTGCGCTACGGCTTAACGGTCTTTCCACCATAGGCGGCATGACAATCCCCATAAGTCAATGGGGCCGCATTTCATCGCTGGGTGGGATTAATGCTGCCGGCAGCTATGAATTTGACGCGGCGCTTGATTTTGGGTCTGTTGCAACACGCCGCTTTGAGGCCGACATAGCGGCTGTCAGTTTCGACACCGACGACCGCATTGGTTTGCGTGGCTTGGTTAGCAACTGGGACAGCGTGGCAGGAAACGCAGTCAATGACTGCGACGCAACTCTATACATCAGCAATACAGACGATGACCCGGGCGCCGACCCGGAGTGGGGGAGCTGGACGCCGTTTTTTGTGGGCGACTTCACTGGCCGCGCGGCACGATTCAAGCTCGGCCTGGTCAGCGGCCAAGCCACCCACAACATCAGCATCAGCAACCTGCGTGTTGATGTGAAGACACCAATTTAACCAGGAGAAATTCGCAATGAGCCAGCATGACATGTTGATCGCCGACCAAGAGGGGGCGCCTTTCCTGGCAGACCTCAATGGAGCTCTGGAAGCGCTGTCTTCTAACAGCAGCGGAACCACTGAGCCGGCCACTACCAAGCCATACCAATGGTGGGCCGATACCACCGGCTTTATTCTCAAGCAGCGGAATTCTGCAAACAGCGCTTGGGTGAGCATTCTGGATTTGGTCACCGGAAAACCCTACGCAACAGGAACGCCAAGCTCCGCCACATTCCTGCGCGGCGACGGCACATGGTCGACTGTTGGGTCATATGGTCTGTTCTACAAA